TGAGAAAGTGTTTAGGATGCTAGAAGATGATACAAAAGAACTTATGGATAGTGATGACGCTGATGCTCCTGCAGGGGTGCTCAATAATGCCACGACTGGAGTGGGGGTCGGAGGACCCAGCACCAGTGATACCGGAACCACAGATAGTAACGGTGGAGAAGAAGGTACCGCTGCGGATCTACCAACCGCCACTGCCGGGTGAGATTGATCTTCTCAATGTAAACTTCTTCGTCATCACCGAAGAGAACCTACAAGAAAAAATCAAGGAGATTGAAAAGATCCTTGACGGAAACTTTGTAGTGTTCGCACTGACACCCGATGGTTATGAAAAAATGGCAGAGAACTTCCAAGAGGTTCGCCGTTATGTGAGGCAACAAAAAGAATTGATCCTCTACTATCGTGAAGCAACTACAGAGTCTGAAGGCACCACTGCCGAAGATTGGTTGTCAAACAACGAAGAATAATATATAATAGTTCCACCAATAAACTTACACCCCTTGACGAATGAGGAGGCGCACCTGTATGCCCAGCAATTATCTACCCACGAGTTACCAAGAATTTATTCACCTGTCCCGCTACTCACGATGGTTACCTGAAAAGGGGCGAAGAGAAACGTGGGAAGAAACGATTGCTCGTTACTTTGATTTCTTCACTGAACATCTTCAGGAGACTTGCGATTACAAATTGCCCGATAAACTTCGTACAGAATTAGAAGAAGCAGTGCTTACTCAGAAGGTAATGCCATCCATGCGTTGCTTGATGACTGCGGGTGAAGCACTGAAGCGTGAGAACATCGCTGGGTATAACTGTTCTTACGTTGCGGTAGATCGTCCTCAAGCATTCGACGAGATCCTCTATGTGCTCATGAATGGTACAGGTGTAGGGTTCTCTGTTGAACGCCAGTTCATTTCTCAGATGCCCGTAGTTGCTGAACAGTTCCATGACACAGACACTACGATCATGGTTGCTGACTCCAAGTTGGGTTGGGCAAAGGCAATGAAAGAGTTAATCGGTTTGTTATACGCAGGGCAGGTACCCAAGTGGGACTTGACCAAAGTGCGTCCTGCTGGTGCACCCCTCAAAACTTTTGGGGGTCGTGCATCAGGTCCAGAACCTCTTAATCAATTGTTTATCTTCTGTGTTCAAACATTTAAGAATGCTGCAGGACGTAAACTTAACTCAGTTGAGTGTCACGATATCGTCTGTAAGATCGCAGAGATCGTTGTGGTAGGTGGTGTACGCCGTTCTGCATTGATCTCGTTGTCTAACCTATCAGATGATCGCATGAGACATGCTAAGGCGGGTCAGTGGTGGAACGATCATGGGCAACGTGCACTCGCAAACAATTCTGCTTGTTACACTGAGAAACCAGACATCGGTATTTTCATGGACGAGTGGAAAGCACTCTACGATTCCAAGTCTGGTGAGCGAGGTATCTTCAACCGTGCATCCGCTAACATGATGGCAACTGCATCAGGTCGTAGAGAAGTGGGCGATCATGAGTTTGGCACAAACCCCTGCAGCGAGATTATCTTACGTTCGCGTGAATTCTGTAACCTCTCTGAGGTCGTGGTGCGTCCGGGTGACTCATGGGAAGACCTAAAAGAGAAAGTGCGTCTAGCAACGATTCTAGGCACTTTCCAGAGCAGTTTGGTAAACTTTAAGTATATCGGTAGTTCGTGGCGTAAGAACTGCGAGGAAGAGCGTTTGCTTGGTGTGTCTATGACTGGCATCATGGATAACAAACTGACCAATGGCAAGACCAAAGGACTTGCAGAACAGTTAGAGATGCTCAAGCAGATCGCTGTGGACACTAACGCAGAGATGGCAAAGAAACTGGGCATCAATCAGTCTGTTGCTATCACTTGTGTGAAACCATCCGGTACAGTGTCACAGTTAGTTGATGCTGCCTCTGGTATCCATGCCCGACACAATCCATACTACATTCGCACAGTGCGTGGTGACAAGAAAGACCCGTTGACTGCTATGATGGTAGACGCTGGGTTCCCGGTAGAAGATGATCAGATGAATCCCTCACACACGTCTGTGTTTTCGTTTCCAATGAAAGTAGACAAGGGTGCCATCTTCCGCACTGATATGACTGCTATTGAGCAGTTGGAGATGTGGTTGATCTATCAGAAGCACTGGTGTGAGCACAAACCATCGATCACTGTCTCAGTGAAGGAACACGAGTGGTTAGATGTTGGTGCATGGGTATACGAGCATTTTGATTATATGAGCGGTGTATCGTTCTTGCCGTTCTCTGATCACACGTATGCACAAGCACCGTATCAAGATACTGACGAAGCGGGTTACAAGGAGTTGCTCGCACAAATGCCCAAGGATGTGGATTGGTCCAAACTCGCAGAATATGAGGCATCCGACATGACTGTTGGTTCACAGGAACTTGCCTGTGCCGCTGGATTCTGTGAGATCGCATAAGTGGATGAGTATAAGTATACTTTAGAATGTGAGTCTTGCGAGGCACGAATGGAACTGGTGGTTTATGACGAAGATGAACTGCCAGTTTATTGTCCAATGTGCGGAGACGATCAAAATCACGAATGGACGATCAATGACTGATGACAGACAACCCTATAATATGGAGCATAACTGATGGTCATGATTCCGGTATTAACCAATTCAACTATGAAACAGGCGAAACTAAACACGCGGAATTAGAAAAACTCATTGACGAGAAACATGCGTTTTTCACTCGATGGTCAGATAACCCAAACCAAACTATGGAAAATGTTCTATCCATCCTGATTGACAGGTGTGGATGGAACATTCCCGCACATCTAGTATATAAACGTACTCATGGTTTGGAAAACTTAAGCGTCATGCCCGACACTGCTTTCCCCGGAGCAATACAATTCCTAGACCAGTTTAAGAAACTAAAAACAGTCGAACAGATCACGGTTGGTGCTTTGCCTCATCACATGGCACACACCCTGTCTGCATACCATTCGTCTCCCTTTGAGAACTGCATGGTTATATCTTGGGACGGGCAAGGTGACGGTAAGTACTATTCTGAGACTATTATTCGTAAGGGAGAAATAATAGATTACTTCTCGCCCTCATATTACATCGGGGTGTCTCAACCTATGAGATGGGTTGGACATTTTTGTAAGCGACATATCTCACCTCACGTTCTTAAACTTGAAACAACGGCATCGCTAGACTATGCGGGTAAGGTTATGGGACTCAGTGCTTATGGTGACACGGGTGATGAGAACTTTCGAGAACTGGTGAACCTGTATAAAAAGATTATGCAGGCATCTGCAGACTATTATGCGTGGATGCGAGGTAAACTGTTAAACAGAGATGATATTCAAAGCAATCCAATGAGAGCATGGCCTCACTCATGGATGAAAGATTGGAGACAAGATAGAAAAGAGATCTGGACAGAGAAAGAAGAGATTCAACACTGTGCCGCTGTTCAGGTAGCATCTAATGAAACTCTGTGCGAACTGACTCAGAGAAAGAAATTCAAAGAAAAGATGCAACGCTGTGATAACAACCTGATCATCACTGGAGGTAGTGCTCTCAACGTGGTCACTAATGCTTACCTTCGAGAGCACACTAGTTTCAACATATGGGTACCACCAGACCCCGGAGATGGTGGACTTAGTTTTGGAGTCAGCACGTGGAAAGCAAAACAGTTAGGGTGGAAAGGATACGATCCAGACAAGAGACCTGATCGAACGATCAGTAACATACCGTTTGACACCAAAAATATAGGGTTAGCATTGGCAGACTCTAGAGTCACAAATCCTAATGAAATTGCCAACCTTTTGGTTGAGGGTAAAATAATAGGTCTGATACAGGGCAACATCGAGAACGGTGCCCGTGCACTAGGACATCGATCTATTTTATGCGATCCGTCCATTCCTGACATGCGGGACAAGATCAATGCTAAAATTAAAAATCGTGAGTGGTACCGCCCCTTCGCTCCTATATGTCGTAAGGAAGATGCACACAAGTGGTTTAATGCGAGAACGTTTGATCACCTAGAACACATGTCATTCACGGTTGATGTTAAACCGGGATGTATCGACATGTTCCCTTCGATTACTCACGTGGACGGAACTGCTAGACTTCAAACTGTTACTCGTGATTCAAATGCCTTGCTATACGGAATCCTGAACCAACACAAGAACGTGTTGCTCAACACTTCGTTCAACGTTCAAGGGAAACCCATTTTAAATTCATGGGAAACTGCCAAGCGTATTCTTGATGAAACTGACCTAGATCACATCGTGTTTTTAAATGGTCATGAGTTGAGGATCTGGGGATGAAAGTCGCGGTTCTAGTTACTGGTATACCAGAACCTCACGAGACGATCACGGGAGCAGATCTCCACCGACAACTGAAACATGTGTTCAAAGACCATGATCTGTATTACCAAACATGGGAAAACCAGAACGCAGACTGGCAGCACTATTTCAACAAGGCGGGTATTGCTGAACGCTTGTATATCTTCCCTGAACCCAAACGATATAACGCATTCACTGCTATGTTACAAAAACATTCGGATTCCCCTAACATAGAGTGGAACCCTGACTATCGCCCTGCTCAGTGGTTCTATTGGGGAAACGATGGTTTGAACCACGCATACATTCGAACCAAGCATTTCCAAATCGTGGGTACGGCAAGACTGATCAAACACATCGAGCAAGACTTCGAACCTTATGACGTATATGTTCGAGTTCGTTGGGATGGGTTTTACGGTAGATTTCGATTTGATTCTGTAATACAAAATGCGTATGATAATCCACGCAATGTGCATGGGTTTTCCGGAAGTCCTACTCAGGTGACGGGAGCAAGACAATACACAGAAGTCGAGAGGTTCAATTCCGCAAACATGTCAGAGCATTATCTGCCAGACTTCGCTATTGTTTTTAATCGTCGTGCGTGGGACAGCGAGAAGATTCTACAGGTATACGAAGATCAGAGACTCTCCCCTGCAGAGTTTGGGTGGGCACAAGCACTACGACATTTATCACCGTTGGATACTGTCCTGCACAGATACGAGGGAGGGGTGACGATCACCAAATACCTATGAACTACCCTGTACCCAATGGCACACACCTCCACCTCGACGATAGAATAACGATAGGTTATTTTCGAGATTATAAAAAGGTCCACGAGATCGATTTAGGTTTGCACATCAGTGAATTCACAAACAAACTGTTCGAGCGAATGGTAGCGATACCCGAAGAGGTAGACAAGTGGAAAGCACTAGGAGACTTGTCTACAGTTTGCAGAGACGATGATATTAGTAACAAAGAGACTTCCAAGATAGGCATTAAAAATCTACTTGACAGGAAAGTAGAAAAATATCCTTTCGAGTATCTCACAACACCATGGTCATGGCACAGTGAGTTTCAGGTTGCGAAGATGGTGCAACAATCTATCGAGGAGTATCTTGTGGAAGTAGTTCGTCCTCACGTTAAATTAAATCTTTTCATCACTGGTAAGATGGCAAGCAATACACAGTTAGTTCAAGCATTACGCACACAACTGAAAGTCCAAGTCTATCGTAACGTCAAACCATTATCTACAGATTTCACGATGGGACCACTGACGCCTGTGTCCGTAAAGTTTATACAGGATAATATACGAACCAATCAAAAAATGTACCTGTATATCGATAAGGATCGAGCACTTTGGATTAGTAATGTTTCGTTTCCCCAAAAAAATTATTTCGATCAGTATTGGTTTGAAACGGTTCCTGTTTTGGTCAAACGGACAAGATGGGAGGAGTTTTTTGAAGGATACAACAACGACAATGAACAATATCTGTTTACCAAACACAGTAAGTTTTTAACAATGAGTAAGTATATCACGGCAGACTTCTACACATGGACGTGGTCACTAAACAAAGATAACCCCTTGTATCATCTCTTCGATGCTGTTGCTGCGTATCCAGCGAGACATATTAGATCTGAGATAGATAGTATAAACAAAGTTTATTTTGGGGGTGTCCTGACCTATCAGGACGGACAATTTTATGACGTGGACTTATCAGGGAGTACCCTTTGAACCAGAGTCATTAGATGACTGGTATGGTTTTGTCTACGAGATCGAGGAGGTCTCTACTGGCAAAAGGTATATCGGTAAGAAGTTTTTCTGGAAGACAAAGACCTTGCCCATCACCAAATCCCGTAAGAGACGCAAGAAAACGCTCGTAGAGAGCGATTGGCGAACATACTATGGGTCGAGTGAGGTCTTAAAAGAGCGTGTAGCAAGCGGTGAAAGCCTATATAATAGAGTGATATTAAGATTGTGTCGCTCAAAAGGCGAGTGTTCTTACTACGAGGCAAAACTTCAATTTGAAAATGACGTTCTATTACGAGACGATTATTATAACGAATTCATAGGTTGTAAGATACATTCTAAACATGTTAAGATTTAGTCAATTCATTTCAGAAGGGGTCAACGATCCCGCCATCTTCAAAGCAATATTCCTTGCTGGTGGTCCCGGCAGCGGAAAGTCTTTCATCGTTGGTGAGACTGCACTCACGGCATTAGGCATGCGTGTTGTGAACTCCGACGATGCCTTCGAATCAGCAATGAAAAAAGCAGGTCTAGAGATGGACCCAGAAAACATCTTCTCTGATAAAGGACAGCAACTACGTGGACGTGCAAAAGCACTGACAGGTAAAAAGCAAGAACTGTACCTGAAAGGGAGACTGGGTGTTGTTGTCGATGGCACTGGTAAAGACTACAACAAGATCAGGACTCAGGCAGTAGAACTACAAAAGTTAGGTTATGACGTTGCGATGATCTTCGTTAACACTGACCTTGAAACAGCAATGCAGCGTAATAGAGCACGTGCTCGATCTCTGCCTGATGCAGAAGTCGAGAAGTATTGGAAGCAAGTACAAAACAACATTGGTAAATTCCAAAGTTTCTTCAAGCAGAATTTTATCATCCTAGATAATAGTGATGGAGCAAATTGGAAAGCAGGAACTTTGAAAGGTTATAAGTGGGCATCTAAGTTTACTAAAAAACCGCCTGCTAACCCAAGAGCAAAGAAGTGGATTGAAAAAGAACGATCTAAATAATTGACAAATCATAATGAGGTGATATAATATGAATCTTGATGTATGGGAAGTCTTTGAGAAATTTGAAAAGGCAAAGAATAGAAAAGAAAGGATCCAAGTATTGAAGGATCAAGAACAACATTGGGCACTGCGCGATGTATTGCAGGGTATTTTTGATGACAGGGTACAATGGAACCTACCCAAAGGTCCTGTGCCATA